GCATCCCGATCTGGAAGCAATCAGCGATCCTCATCGCCGTCACGTGACAGCAACAATTCTTGAAAACACAGAACGTGCTCTGCGTGAAGCTTCTAATTATACATCACAAAACCTGTTGGCGGAATCTCCGATTCCTCCGAACGCCATGCGTGCTTCAAGTTCAACAGCGGGCGATGGTTCTATTGACATTTTCGATCCGGTTCTGATCTCGCTCGTTCGTCGTGCGATGCCGAACCTGATCGCATATGATGTCTGTGGTGTTCAGCCGATGTCTGGTCCTACTGGCCTGATTTTCGCTATGCGTTCACGCTACAGCAACCAGACACACACCGAAACATTCTACAATGAAGTCAACACTTCATTCTCGTCTGTTGTTGGTAATGCTAACACGCTTGGTGACAAGCACGTTGGTACGCTTCCTGGTAATACCACGCAAACGTCAAACCTTGCCGAAACTGGCCTTTACAACTTCGGTGACGCAATGTCTACCGCACAGTTGGAAGCTCTGGGTACAGATTCTAACAGTGCTCTTCCTGACATGGCTTTCTCGATTGAGCAAGTCAGTGTTACTGCCAAAGGCCGTGCACTGAAAGCAAGCTACACGATGGAACTGGCACAAGACCTCAAGGCTGTTCATGGTCTGGACGCCGAGACGGAACTTGCCAACATTCTGTCTGCTGAAATTCTTGCTGAAATTAACCGTGAAATCGTTCGTACAATCTATGTTACCGCTCAACAGGGTGCTACTGATTCTACGACAACCACGGCTGGTATCTTTGACTTGAATGCTGATTCCAACGGACGTTGGATGGTTGAGAAATTCAAAGGTCTGCTGTATCACATCGAACGAGAAGCCAATAAAATTGCGAAAGATACTCGTAGGGGGAAGGGCAACGTTCTGATCTGTTCTGCTGACGTTGCATCTGCTCTGCAAATGGCTGGCATTCTCGATTATGCGCCTGCCATGAATACTTCTGGTCTGAATGTCGATGACACTGGTAATACCTTTGCTGGTACAATTCAGGGCCGCATGAAGGTTTATATCGATCCTTATGCAACCAGCGGCGACTTCATGGTCGTTGGTTATAAGGGTGCAAACAAATATGATGCTGGATTGTTCTATTGTCCATACGTTCCGCTTCAAATGGTTCGTGCTGTTGGACAAGACGACTTCCACCCGCGCATCGGCTTCAAGACGCGTTATGGTGTCGTTGCTAACCCGTTCGCACAAGGCGCTACTGCCGGTGCTGGTGCACTGACAAAGGATAGTAACGTATACTATCGCCGTGTTCTTGTTACCAACCTCATGTAAGGTATCACATTTGTGATAACAATAATAGAACTTAGGGAGGCTTCGGCCTCCCTCTCACTATTTTTTGAGGAAGGATTTGGAAAAAAAAAAATGAACAACCAGAATTATAATGCCTCTGATACAGAAAATGTCGATATTCAACGCATGCAAGAATTTGTAGATGCCCTTTCACGACAAATGAAAGCGCTCTCAAAAAGAAAATCAGGCCGATGGGGAAGGACAACGCTCCTTCTCCCTTAATCTCGCCGACCAACCAGCTACTAATAATTACGGCGAGACAACTAAGAGGGCGCTTCGGTGTCCTCTTTTTTTTATGTCTGCACCAATTTGCATTCACAAAAATCATCCCAGACTTGCCGTCTGCCTCGATCCTCGACTTGCCACTCGACTTGATCCTTGACTTTCCACCAGACTTGTTCTTCGATTCGTGTTTCACTCATCATAATCATCCCAGATTTGATCCCAGGCTTGCGACTTGACTTTCCACCAGACCTGATCCCAGACTTGCCGAGAGACTTGATCTTCGACTTGCAGTACGATTTGCTGCCTGACTTGCTCCCAAACTTGCCACCTGACGTGCCGCCAGACTTGCTTATCAACTTGTTCTTTACTCATAATAATCATCCCTGACTTGCCGCCTGACTTTCCACCAGACTTGATCCACGACTTGCTGTTTGACTTGCGACCCGACTTGCGCCCAGACTTGCTGTTTGACTTGCTGATCGACTTGCAGATAGACTTGCAGCCAGATTCGCTGTCTGACTTGACCCCAGAATTGCTGCCAGACTTGTTCTTCGATTCGTTCTTTACTCATCATAATCATCCCAGACTTGATCCCAGACTTGCGACTTGACTTGCTCATTGATTTTCCACCAAACTTGATCCCAGGCTTGCCACCTGACTTGTTCTTCGATATCCCAAACTTGCCGTCAGACTTGCCGCCCGACTTGATCCACGACTTGCAGTCTGATTTGCTCCCTGACTTGCTTATCGATTCGTTCTTTACTCATCATAATCATCCCTGACTTGATCCCAATCTCGCCGCCTGATTTGCCACCAGACTTGATCCTCGACTTGATCCACGACTTGTCGCCTGACTTGATCATTAACTTGCCACCAGACTTGATCCCATACCTGAAGCCAGACTTGCTGATCGACTTGCACCCAAATTTGCTGCTCGATTCGTTCTTTACTCATCATAATCATCCCAGACTTGCCGTCTGCCTCGATCCTCGACTTGCCACTCGACTTGATCCCAGACTCGATCCCCAACTTGCCGTCTGATTTGATCCTCGACTTGATCCCAGACTCGATCCCAGGCTTGCAATTCGACTTGCTGCCTGACTTGCTTATCGATTCGTTTTTCACTCACCATAATCATCCCTGACTTGATCCCATGCTTGCCAGCTGACTCGATCCCAAACTTGCCGCCTGATTTGCCACCAAACTTGATCCCAGACTTGCTGATCGACTTGCACCCTGACTTGCCAATCGGCTTGCCGCTTGCCTCGATCCTCGACTTGCAACCCGACTTGGTCTTCGATTCGTTTTTCACTCATCATAATCATCTCTCGTTTGCTCAATGCTTTTTTGATCAATTGTCAACCAAGAATTAAGCTTGCATCCTGACTTGATACACGACTTGCCGCCTGACTTGTTTTTCAATATTCATAATCTCTTCTCAACTGCTCATTGGCTTGCTCCCTGACTTGATCCCATAATTGCTCTTCAGTTTGCTCCCTGACTTGCCAATCGACTTGCTCTTCAGTTTGCCACCTGACTTGCAGTCTGATTTGCTGCCAGACTTGCGACCAGACTTGATCCACGACTTGCCACCTGACGTACCGCCCGAGTTGTTCTTCAGCCATAATAATCCTCTCTCAATTGTCGTTCGACTCGCCCCCAGACTCGATCCCAGACTTGCCCCCTGATTTGCCACCCGAGTTGATCCCAGACTTGCCACCTGACTTGCGACCATATTTGCTTATCGGCTTGATACCAGACTTGATCCGCAATTTGCAACCAGATTTTCTTATTGATTCGTTCTTTATTCATCATAATAATCTTTTTCCAATTGCCCCCTGGCTTGCGACCAAACTTGCCAATCTACTTGCTGCACCCTGGTTTTCCAGAAGACTTGATCCCAAACGTGATCCCAGATGCGTTCCCTGATTTGATACCAGACTTTCCGTCTGACTTGCCAATCACATTGTCGCTCGACTTGCCACCTGACATGTTCTTCAATCACCATCATAATCCTCTCTCAATTGTCGCCCGACTCGCCCCCAGACTCGATCCCAGACTTGCCCCCTGATTTGCCACCCGAGTTGATCCCAGACTTGGCACCTGACTTGCCGATAGACTTGCACCCAAACATGCATCTTTACTCGATCTCTAACTTGCTGCCAAGCTTGTTCTTCGCCAATCATATTTCAATTGCCCCCTGACTTGCCACTCGACTTGCTGCCATACCTGATGCCAGACTTGATCCCCGACTTGCCGCGAAACTTGCAGATCGACTTGCAGTCTGATTTGCTGCCTGAATTGCTTATCAACTTGCGGCCAGATTTGCGACCAGATTTGCTGCTCAATTCGTTCTTCACCAATCATATTTCAATTGCCCCCTGACTTGCCAATCGACTTGCTGCCCGACTTGCTGCCTGACTTGCCACCTGACTTGATTCTCAACTTGCCGCTCAATTCGTTCTTGACCAATCATAATCTTCACTCAATTGCCGCCAGACTTGATCCCAAGCTTGCCGCTCGACTCGATCCCTGACTTGCTGATATAATGAATTACTAACTTGATTATCAACTTGAACCCAGGTTTGTCGTTCAAATTGCTGCCAAATTTGCAACCAGACTTGTTCTTCATCAATCATAATCTTCTCTCAGTTGCCACCACGCTTGCCCCCAGATTTGCTTTTCGACTTGCACATCGACTTGCCGCAAAACTCGCCACCTGACTTGCTGCTCGACTTGCACATTGACTTGCCGCCAGACTACCGACTCGATTTCCCAATCCCCGATTTGCAGCCAGACTTGCCGATAGACTTGATTCCAGACTCGCAACTCGACTTGCTGATCGACTTGCTCCCCGACTTGATCATCGACTTGCCACCTGACTTGATCATCGACTTGCCACCCTATTTGATGCCCGACTTGCCGCCCGACTTTCCGCCCGACTTCTTGTTCGACTTGCCGCCCGACTTGCTTATCGATTCGTTCTTTACTTATCATGATACTCTTCTCTCAATTGCTTCCTGACTTGATCATCGACTTGCCACCCGACTTGCTGCAAAACTGGCTCCCCGAGTTGCCACCAGCATTCCCCTTCGACGTGCCAATGAACTTGCTGCTCAATTTGCCGCCCGGATTGCCACTCAACTTGCCGCCAGATTTGCTGCTCGATTCGTTCTTCACTCATCATAATCATTTTCTAGCTGATCCCATGCTTGCATCCAGACACGTTGTCTGGCTTGCCACCAAACTTGCCGCCAGACTTGCTGCCTGACTTGCTGCCTGACTCGATCCTCGACTTGCTGTCTTATTTTCCAATCTATTGGCCAATCAACGTGTCGCAAGAATTGCCACGCGACTTGCCTCTTGGCTTGTTTATCAACGTGCCACCAGACTTGGTCCCTAGTTTGTTCTCCAAGCATCTTATTTTTCATTCTCTCTCAGACACACATTCATCAAGATACGCGTACACATAAATACCATACACCAAACCGACTCAAACGTCAAGGAGAGGCTACATGAGCATCATAGACAAATACGCAGATTTCATCAGGGAACAGAAAAAAGAAGGCGGAATGGGCTTTAAAAAACCAGTCGAAGAATCTGCATTTTTCAGTGATAGACAAAACGAGGTTGCTAAACGAACACTAGCAAATATTGCTGCTGCAAAGTTTGTTGTGCATAAGACTGATCCCGGTGAACATAAAAACCACCCAGATTGGGATAGAATGGTTGATTTCTACAAAAAGAACAAAAAACATGCTAAAGAAATGGCAACTAAATGATGCTGTTTGAAGAATATAAGCAATGGCTCAAAGAGAACAGGTTACCATCCACTAATTCAGAAGATGGTAACCCGATTGATGATTTCGTGAAAAGTGTTTTCAAAGATAAAAGAAAAGATAAAGTAAAGCGTATGCTGATGAGACGACCAGAGTTGCCTTCAGACGCAAAAACAGCAATGCCAATAGTCGCACGAAAAGCGACAAACATCGGTTTAAGGTGAAATGAGTTACAAAACAAAAATACGCAACTATTCAATCACCAAAGGTGCTAATCTGATTTTCACCGTTGATACCACTTTTTCCAATGGTGCTGTTCGAGACATTTCTTCTGGATATACACTCACTGCCAAGTTGCAAAAGCACGATGAATCCAACACCACAATTAATGCCACGGCAACTGGCGTAGCCAATGGCTTGCTGACGTTCTCCCTTGATGCTGCAACCACGACAACGATGAAAGCTGATCGGTACATATATACCGTAACTCTTAACGAAACATCATCGAACACCACAACAGTTGCTCAAAAGGGCATTATAACTGTTCAGGGTTCGGCAATAGTTTAAGGAGACTGTAATGTCATTATTGAACGAGTATAAACAATGGCTCAACGAAACATCTAAAGTTTCAGATCAAGATTTTGTTAAAACATATCAAAGCCATTTCGGAAACGCATATGATCCTGATGCTGATAATTTCGATGAAGCAAGAGAACATGCTACCAAACACACAATGGAATCTCATGGATTGAACAAAAAGGAGTTTGATTCCCAGATGAAAAAAATTGTGACTCGTTTGGAAAGCGGCGATAATCTAAACGAAGGCGAGCATTGGGACAAAGTACGTCGCTCTAACACAACAGAAATTCAAAACGCACAACAGTATGCTCAACAAATGGTTCAAGATCATGGAGATGACGAAACTGTGCAAAAACTCGCTGCCGTTATATTGAAACTCAATCCAAACAACAAAGAGCATCAAGATCAAATTCTCGATGCTGCAAAACAGCTTGATGATTATGTTGCACAACAGGTTGGTCATGAACCCACCAAAGAGAAAAAATAATGCTTCGCTTTACTGAATGGGTGCAACTGCAAGAACGTAAAAAGGCACACTATTCCAAGGATGCTCATGATGCTGAAAATTATCCACAAGTTGGGCAGGAATACGAGACGCTGCGCAACTTGTCGAAACCAACACTGAAACGCATTGCTGCCAATCGTGGTGTAGACAACACCGAGGGCACGTCGAAGATGGTTTCCGACATTCTGAAAAGGGAATATGGGACAGATAAGGTTGGTGGTTTTTATGACAAGACAAAGGACACTTCATATAAAGTGAAGGCTCGCAAGAAAGCAAAAGAATCTGGAAAACAATCATATCGAAAAGATAACAACAATGACGAAGATATTTGAAGAATACAAGACATGGTTATCGGAAACATCATTTTCTGATCCCCTTTCTGCACCAGACACTAGTGCTGGGATGATAAAAAGTCGCGTTAGACCAAAGGCAGATTTAAGCATTTCTCCACGAAACAAAAATAGCGATTCCACAGATGGTGTTCCTTACGATAAGGGAGAACGAAATAACACGGAAAAGAATAATCTTCGGAAGCTTGGAAAAACATCCACAGATCGTGTCTTGAACAAAATTGAACGAGATTCTAATAGGTTGTATTCAAAGTGACCAATATTATTGAACTGAAAAACACGGCACACTTTGCACGAAAGATACTTGGCGACGAAGCAGAACGCCGAGGTATGGCTAATCATGTTCAAGCAAAAATACGTCGCATGACTAAATACGATTTACAACTGCTTGCTCTAAAAATGCAGTATCTTACCGGGAGAAACTAAATGTCTGAATTCGGCACTGCACTCGATGAAACGCCAAGTGATGTAAATTTTCTGTCGCCGCTTGTCTACAAACTACAGATCAAAAAAACACCGAATTTGAACTTCTTCGTGCAAAACGTCAATTTGCCTGGAATACATTTGCAACCAACAGAAGGACAACCCAACCCATTTGTCAAAATTCCTTATTGGGGCGATCACATCGAATATGATGACATCACTATAAACTTCAAAGTGCAGGAAAGCATGGCAGACTGGCTCGAAATTCACAATTGGATTCGATCAATGGGTTTTCCTAAAGAATACAGCGAATACAGAGCTTTAAGTGGTGTTGCGCCTGGATTGGGCACTGGTCTGACATCAGACATTTCACTTGTCATTTGCAACTCGAACAGAAACCCGATTCTCAATGTTATCTTTCAAGATGCTTTTCCAACTTCGTTGTCATCAACGATATTTGATCAAGCACAGGCAGACGTTCAATACGTAACAGCAGCAGCGACGTTCAAATACACCAAGTATGAAGTGGAGACAATTTAATGTCTGATTATCACACACAAGCAGAGTATCTGTTAAACAGAGGTTATGTTACTGGCATTGATGTTCACAAACTGGCAGAAAAATTGTCTGAATCTGCCAAAAAACCAGTTCCTCTAAACTGTAATACAAGAGAAACTGTTTATGGAGAAGATTCGCTTGAACTAATAGAGAAGCTTCGCACAGAAGCAGATCAAATGGCCGATAAAGGCGACATCAAATAGAATCAAGGTAAGACTTTATGGCATCGCCCTACTTTCAAAATCTTCCATTGCTGTCATATGCAAACACTCTGGTACGCGATATTTCACGTCGAACTGTGGTCAACTTGAAATCCACAGGGCTTGACGTGAACTTTTATCCATATGAAATCACCGACAATATTCGAACAGATCAGTTGGCAGAATACTATTACAATGATGCGTATTTGGAATGGATGGCACTTTTGTCAAACGATATCATCGATCCATACTATGGCTGGTACATGGATGACGCCACCTTCAATAAGCTCATTGTTGATAAGTATGGTGATGTTGTTACCGCACAGAAATACATCAAACATTACATCAACAATTGGGCAGATGATGAGACTGAATTGTCGGTTGCATACTACAACAATACCATTGATGATACTCTGAAAAAATATTGGAAGCCTGTTTACATCCGACCAACAGAAATTTCTCATTATGTCAGGCGTGAAGATGACATTGTTCGAAACACCAATCAAATCATACAGTACACAATTTCATCCAACAACGACACGATAGCATTGCAACCGAACGAACTGGTTGACATTAAGTATACTGGCGACACAGATGCGCATGCAAATGGTCAGGTTGTCACTTCGAACAGCACCATGGTTCGCGTCATGAACGTCAGCGGCAACACGTTTGCCAACGCTTCTATTGTGGTCGATTTGATTGGAATAACCAGCGGTGCCAACGTTTCAGCAAATGATGTTGTGACGCTATTTGAGAACATCTCCAACACCGAATTTGCTTATTACAGCCCTGTCAGTTTCTATGATTGGGAATTGGAACAGCGCGAGAAGACGAAAAACATCAATCTGGTCAGTGATGCTGCTATAGATAGCGTTGTAAATCAATTCGAGAGATTGATGAATTTCGACTTGGACGCGAACACAGGACTATCGACAGGATAGCCAGATTATGTGTTTTTGCAGAACCAAATGGCGGCTGCGACAACATCAGCAGGATCACGCGATCCTGTCAAAAAACGATCCTTTGCCAGCACCATTTGTTGCCAATTGGCTGTATAAGAACCATCTCTCTGCATTTCAAAAATCTTGATGTCTGGTGCAATTTCGCCTTCTTTGGGAAGGCGAGTAGGATCGAAAATAGCCAGCGGGGCTTTGTTTTTTTCCATATCTTATTGTCCTTTCATTACAACCACTTTGGAATTCCATGCTCATGCATGAAATCATATTCAGTTTCTGCGATTTTGATTTCCGTTTCGTCATTCGACGAATAATAGTCTGATGTTGCTGAATGCAACAGCGAGACTGCTTCACGGTAGTTTAGCGGAGTTGCCGTGCGTTTGGTGATAACGTTTTCTCCATCCGCGTTTCTGTACTTCACCGTAATTTCCAATTCATACATATCGGTTTGCCTTTTCATGTATTTGTCCACCACAGGTACGCAAATTCTTACACCCATAAACCAAAAAAGTCAAGGGGTTTTTGGCCCCTTGACTTCTATTTACGTGTTGTATGAATGGCTTATGGGTTAAGGCCCATCTTACCATCACCACCGATAACTTCTTCCGGCGAACTCTCAGGCATGTCAAGCGGAACCGCGTTGGCACGCACGAAGTTGTTAAGGAAGGCATCGATCTTGTCAACCACTGCATTGAAACGATCATAATCGAATTTTTGCAGTCGTGACGAATATCGAGCAGATTGGCTATTCACCAATTCTACCGCAGATGCTCGGAACAGTCGCATAATCACGTTAAGCGATTCGTTCTCGACATTCACTTCTTCAGGAAATGCTTCAAGCTGATATGGACGCGGATGCGTCTCTGGCAAGTCAAGAAGCGGCGAATCCTGAATCCAGGCGAGTGCTTGACGCAACGTGCCCAGATACGATTCCAGTCGGGTTTGATCCGCAGCAATCATGCCAGAAACCGGCGCAGACTGCGAACGAGCCATTTCCTGGTGGAAACGACGAAGCATGTCATACAACCACAGAACATCGTGGTTAAAGACATCAGATGGAAAACTCTCAGACATAATTTTCTCCTATGGTTAGCTAACACAATGAAATGGAAGAGAAGCCACTTCCTCCAATGCTATTTAGGAACCACAGAATTTTACCAATTGATTGCAAAAAGGGGAACCGAAGCCCCCCCAATTGAAAAATTAGCCAAGTTCTTCCATTAGCTTATCCAAATCAACATCTTCATCATCATCATCGTCAGAAACAGTTGACTTTGATTCTGGCTCATCAAAATCCTTTTTCTTGGACTTTTTCGGTTCAGAACTATGCTCAACATCGGATTCAAAGCCCATGACTTTGTTCAAACGGCTTTGCAATTCTTCATAGCTCTTGAATTGATCAGGCTGGACGAATTCTTTGACATCATACGTCATCTCATAGATTTCTCGAATGTCTTCGTCATCATCCTCAATCGGTGCAGGAGCATCGAATTTTGACAGATCGTAATTGCGATATCCATCAACCTTTCGAATAAGCAACCGGAACGGCGCACCTTCCCACATGTTAAATGGATCGATTGCATTGGTTGGATTGTATGCGGAGTTTGGAGTATTGTCATCGAGCAAACGCGGATTGCCTTCTTCATCAAAAGGCGGATTCAATGCCTGATCGATCTTCTCGAAAATCTTCTTGCCAAACTTGAACAGAAAGACGTTGCCATTATTGGCTGGATTGCTTGGGTCTTTAATAACCAGGATGTTTGCAATGAAACTCAATTTGCGTTTTTGTTTGCGTGCCTGATCCTCATTACCAGCATTCCAAAGTTTAGTGTTGTAATCGCCACAGGGGTCTTTTTCACCTATGGTTGTTCGTGAGTTTTCTATGTACCACAATCCAGTTGGTCCCTGAAATCCGTGTGACCAAATTTTCTCGAATGGTGTATCGCTTTTACACGATGGTAGAAAACGAATGACGGCACCGCCATTGCCCATTTTATCGACAGTTGGTTGCCAAAAGCGATCATCCTTGTAATCGTCTTTTCCCTTTTTGCCGGGATTCGTCAGTTCTTCAAGCTGCTTGTGTAGAGCATCCAATGTTGCAGACTTGTTTGATTTAAGTTTTTCAAAGTCCATTTGTCATAATCCTTTTCTCGTATTACGCTATATTTTTGTTCCTTACGGAACGACGGAATATTTATATGTGTATTTTCGTTGAAAATCAATGACCTAACCAATTATTTATCTTCCCAAATATCAAATAATACAGCCACGCCAGTAAAACCAGCGTGACTGAAAGCGGCCAAACCGCAGACATCGTTAGGGCGAATATCAAATGGTTAAAAAACGACACTTCTCGTGCGTGATAAACAGAATACACGTAAGAAACGCCAAACATAATGATGGTCATCATGACCACCGATATCGCATAATAAAACAGTAGTTCCATATCAAGCCTCTATTTTAATGATGTCACTAGCATCTAAATTGATGTAATTACTCACAACATACGAATTCGTCGCACCATTGGATTTAGTAACCGTCACCACAATTTTCTTTGCATTTCGTGGAACCTCAAACGAAACTGTTTTCTTTTCTACTTTTGGTCTTTCAATCACGACTGGCTTTTCTTCTGTTTTTTTCTCAGTCTTGAACCATCCTTTGACACGATCAACAATGCCAGACTTAACTTCTTTGACTGTCAAGGCTTTGGATTTGACTTCTTCCTCAATATCCTTTTCGAGTTGTTCAACGTCAGCATCAAGTTTTTTTGCTGCTCGCACCAACGCTTCCTTTTCGCGATCAATTTTGTCGTAAACATTCCATGGCCAAGGTTTTTCGTTATCTACCATTTGGTCCTCCTATATGAGTATCGCACCACACCCTTTCCCATCGCACTTGCATAAATGGCCATATCGCAGTGCCAGCGCCCGTAATACTAGGCTTGACGCCTTTAATGGCGAGGATCGGTAAAACCCTAGCTATCTCCACGTCTTACCGCCGCTTCATCGATAACTGGTGTGGTGCGAATTCTTATTCGTATTCGAATTCAGTTTTATTGTCTGCCTTCAAGTAATTCAATTTCTTTGCGTCTTTACGAACTAACTCTTTTAGTCGCTGATGTTTGGTTATCATGTCACCAACATCATCATAATCTACGTCATATATATTCGCTATCTCAATACAAGCATCGATGTAATCAATACCATGTGTTTCTACCATGGCGATAATTTCATTGCCTATTTTCTCAATCAACTCAAAGCTCGTGTCTTGTATTACAGTATCGCCTTTATCCATGAATTATTCCATTCTCCAAAAGATATTTTCTATTTTCGTGGTGTTTTTCTTTCAATTCGTCTCTTGAACTTTGACCATCATACGAAACGGCGAATTTATTGTCAACAAGGTATCGATTTAAATTAAAGCGATGCGATCCTGTTATATCTTCTACCAAAAACTCACCCAAGATTCTACCAAATTTGCCTTTTTGCGACAATACAGAAACCATTTGCTGTTTTGAATCTATTGGTAGATATTTTGCGACTTCTGCTTTGGTCAACAATCCGAATTTCTTTTCTACCAAATCAGAAGTTCGAGATTCCGGCGCATCAATGCCATATAGACGAATGTTTTGATTCAACAGCCACATATCGAAACCCAAATCGATATCAACTTTTACTGTGTCGCCGTCGATTACTTCTCGAATAGTAACGTTATAGATGTACATAAAATACCCCCTGAATTTGCTTTCAGAGGGTATTTAGGTTTTTCTACAGTCAGTTCGTGTTAGTTGAACAGACCTTTGAGAATGTCGATGATGCCGAATGTCCATTCAGCAAGGAATGCGATAGCGGCTGTTGCCCAAACTTTGAAATCGGCAACCCACTCTTTAACTTTGTCGAACATTGATGTCTCCCTTAAGTTGAAATGTGATGCCGTCTTGGCATCGTGTGTCCATGTACACTTTCTATTTATAGAAGCGCACATTTTGCGTAATTGGTTGCGGAGGTGGGATTCGAACCCACAACCTCTGGATTATGAGACCAGCGAGCTAACCAGATTGCTCTACTCCGCATTAATAATCGTAATCTTCAATATCGGTTGACCAGTAACCTAGTTGTTCAAATTTTTCAAAGTTATCATCCTGATCCTGAATAATTTCAGGAATTTCACCATCTTTAACGTGTCTAGAAACAAGCCATTGTTTGCTTTTTACACTAGATGTGGATTTTTGATTCCTATATTGTTCAAAGCTGATTGGAATCAATTTCCCGTCTGCATTTTCTTGTACATAATAACCTTTCGATTCATATCTATATGTTGGTCTCCAACGAAAAACATGAATTTCGCCAGTGTCGGTGTCAATAACTTCGAGGTTTTGATTTTCGTATCGTTCGCCTCGAATATCCTTCGCAGTTTCCAAAGAAGAAGCGAATCCCTCGAAGCTGCTTTGAATACCATGGCAATAATAATCATCATACCTAAAGACCATGAAACGCATATTATTATTCCTTCACGTGTTTGAGCAGCGTTTTGACAGCAATTTCAAGTTTGGCTCCATCAAAAACTCTGATGGAGTTGTCAAGATTGCGCTGTACTCGTCTTGCTTCTTCAAGACTGATTTCGTTGTTTCTTCGTTTAGCGGCCAATTTTTGGAATTGCAATGAACGCTCTTTTTGACTTTCAAGATATGCAAACCAACGCTCACATTCAGCTTTCGCTTCTTTCAGATTCATCATATCGATCCTCTATTAAACTGGCTCTACCTCTTGGAATCGAACCAAGCTCACAAGCATTAACAGTGCTGCCGCACACCTTGTGCGTTAGGTAGAAAATGGTGGTTTTTCTGTTGCCAGGGAAACCACCAAACCCCGCTTAGCTATGCAGCCAAAGCAATAGGTGCATTATCGTTTGCATCTAGTTGTGAGCCGCGATAACGGTGCTTGCCATACCGACCAACATCGACTATACTCTATCCACATCCATCGATCCTACGCGCCCCCCAGAAACTCACATAATCGAAACTATATGAGCTTTTGGTGGAGGCGAGGATGAGTCGCACATCCTGTCTGGTCTGCTTCAACAGCAGTCTCAAGCGTCAGTGTTCTATTTATATACCAGGAGATTTCAGATGTCAAGTACCATGCCAATGAAATGTTACGAATGTCAAAAAGAATTTAGTCTAAAGACTAAGGAATTCAGAAGAAAGGTGAAAAATGGTCGTCCAGTGGATAGATTTTTTTGTAGCCGATCTTGCACATCAAGTCATGCAAATCGATTTCATACAACTAGAAGAGTTCCCGCTTCTCAGTGGGGAAATCAATATAGTAAAAAGGGAGAATTCGCGGAAATATTGAAACGTTGTAGAACACGAGCAAAGAAAGCTGGCAAACCATTTGACATCGATGATGACTATCTTATAGAGATATGGGAAAAACAAAATGGTTTGTGTTCTTACACCAAAATACCAATGATCAAACCAAAATGGAATAGCAAAAAACAGCCCAATCTTGCATCATTAGATCGCATTGATTCTTCAAATGGATATGTAAAAGGAAATGTTCAATTTGTTTGCTATTCTATTAACATCGCAAAAAACGATTTTACAGAAGAACAATTTCTTCCGTTTATCAAAATGCTCATGGAAGGCCCCTAAGACTCTTTTTTGGGTTCCAGCATATCCATAGGATATGGAACGACGATAGCAAAATTATCTGGCGTGTTGTCTGTGATCCAGAGATTGGCATGTTTTTCTGCCAACTCTTTGGTTTCGAACATCATAGGCAATTCACTTTCTGCATCACTCATTACATACAAATATGAATCTTCAAAGATGACTTTGATTGCAAACATCTTATTCTCCGTGTAAAAATGCTCTATCATCCAGAGCCGCTTTGATGATCCAATTGCGATTGTGAATTTGTTTCAATATTTCCTGTAACGTCTCGACTTTCAATTCGCATTCCATAACCTTGTATTCCAACTTAGAAATATCGCTGTCGCCCTCCAAGTAATCCTTTATTTCTCCCTTGAGAACTTTTCTGTCTGGAATATCCCAAGATTTTTCTTGTGCTACTTCCATACTTGGATTGATCAAGAATTCAGTCTTCTCGCTTTTAAGCCGCTTGAGCAAGATTCGAGCCTTTGCTTGTTCTCGCTTAGCATCGATGTACATCGCATAATACTTAGAATGCAATTCAGGTATTGTGCGTGCTGATCGTCCCAATTCCAATTCGCTGATAGGAGCGTCTTGATTCCACTCGTTTATGATATCATCTGTTGTCAATCTGATTCTCCGTAAGTGACTGGATCATATATACACCATATACCAATTCTTAGCAAGAGGTTATGGTGGCAGAGAAATTATTTATCGGATACTACAACGAAGTTCACATGTTTGTGACTGGTTCAAATGAAGGATTAGAACACGAACTTCGCGATACGTTTTCGTTTTTCATTCCTGGGTTTCGTTATATGCCAGCATACAAGCGTGGCTCATGGGACGGTAAAATACGATTGTACAATCAACAGACCAAATTGGTCTATGTAGGGTTGTTGCAACGAATAATTCAATTCGCAAAAGATCGCGATTATGATGTAGAAGTTGATCCGAAAATTCCTTCTTCAACTAACTGGACACGCGAACAATTGCAATCAGCAATTGACAGTCTCGAACTCACCCTCACACCATATGATTATCAGTTTCAAGCGGTGCTTGATGCTCTGAATGCAGAACGTAAAACTATTCTCATTCCTACTGGCGGTGGTAAATCATTGTGCATATACCTACTGGCTCGTTTGTTGAATGTCAAGACGCTAATCATTGCACCAACTACCAGCTTGTTGCATCAGATGCAAGGGGATTTCAAGAACTATGGCTATGATGAAGACTGTCATTTGATCTATTCTGGACGAGACAAAAATTTTGATGAGATGATAGGCATATCAACTTGGCAAAGCATTTTCAAAATGCCTCGCACTTGGTTTCAGCAATTTGGCTGCGTCATTGTTGACGAAGTGCACGGTGCAAAAGCTAAATCACTCACTGGCATACTAGAAAAGATGACCAACACCAAGTACAGGTTTGGAACTACTGGTACACTTGATGGAACCGAAGCAAACGAACTGGTGATCGAAGGATTGCTTGGTGCTGTGTCAAGAGTTGTGACAACAGATAATCTTATCAAGAAAGAAGTTCTAGCAGACTTTTCTGTTAACTGCATATTGCTGAAATGGGATGACAAAGCATGCCAAGTTGTATCTCAGTATACATATCAAGAAGAAGTGGACTGGATTGTCAATAATGAGAAACGTAACAAGATCATTACACAAATGGTTGTGAACAAACCCGGTAACAATCTGGTTCTAGTGAATTTCGTAGACAAGCACGCTAAACACCTTCTAGAAATGCTACAGAAAGCCACTGACAGGCCAATCTATTATATTCATGGTGGTGTACCAGCAGACGTTAGAGATGGCTACAGAGCACAAATTGAGAATGAAACTGATGCAATAATACTTGCTACCACAAAGGCATTTGCTACTGGTACAAACATCAAACGACTAAATAATATCTACTTCACTCACCCATCCAAATCTAGAATAACAACACTTCAAGCAATTGGTC